TATAAGCAAACCCTTTAGATTTTAATATTTCAGCCTTATTCTTATCTAAAAATATAATACTTCCCATAATAATCACCACCTTAGTTCAACCGATTATCAGGGTCATTTCCATCATTATCATGTGTATTTTGAGTTATCTCACTAATTTCAGTTTCGTCCATTGTTGGTCTTCCACCATTATTCTCAGAACTATCACTCGACTGTGTATAACTGGTCTTTAATACTTGCCAATTATCAAACACATCATTAAATAATTCATTCTCAATAAAACTGTTACCAAACATCTCCACAGGTGGCATACCATTAGCAGAACACAATCTCATCTTATTTGGGATACCATTCTGCGCCATTTTTAATTCATTATCAATAAAATCAGTTTGATTAAAAATAGTCATATCAAGTATCTTATATGAAAATCTATAATTGTCTGTAATGAAATTATTCCCATTGCCTTGCATAGCAATAAGATTTGTCTGCAATTTTACCCAATCCTCTATCATACGATAAATCCTGAATATATCACCACTATCATTGATAATAGAATATTTCAGTTCTGAACCAGATGAAGCCCCACTCATCAACGCTTCAGATACGCCAACATTCTTAAATGCCCATGAAATAGCATCAGACACAGTATCTCTATCATCAGCATTACTGGATGAAAATTCTTCTGTATCAGTCTCAAAAGGCGTAGTAATTACACCAATATTATTCTGGACTGTGTTTAAGACAATACTTGTAAATGTTGTTATTAAAGTGTCATCAAGCGTAATTTCTCCGTCTTTAGTCGGTATTTTCATAGTCAATAACTTATAAGCATCATTTATGCTTTGTGCCTTAGTTAAATCCTTATATTCATCTATAAGAAGAATGTCCGGTATCATTGTAAAGAAAGGTGGAAATGGAACAATATTATCAGAATTATACTTTAAGCAAAGAGAATTTTCAAAAGGCACAGGTATTTTTGTAACCTTATCATACTTTGGGTCATTTAACAAATCCTGTAAAGGTACTGGTAAATTGCTCTTTTTAGTCTCTGATATTTTATTCTTTAAAAGCACAAACTCAAATACATTACCGTCTACTATTGAACTAATCTCGCAAATACTAGGGTCAAGATAATAGTATGTATAATTTATGCCATTATCTATTTTATAAGCAAATACAACATCTTCAATAAACATTGTTTTAAGTATCTTGTTTATTTCATTTGTAAGGTTAAGTTTGTCACAAAAGGCGGTATATTTTAGAAAATTAGTTTTCAATACAGTTTTTGATGCTTTCTTTGAATTGTACATTTTTGTATCAATAGTGTATCTCAACACGCCCATATTAGCGAAATAGTCTACAAGGCGTTTATAATATCCTGACTTACGGTACATATATCTGCTTAATCGTAGAATGTCTTTACCATATCTCTCAGGGCGTTCTGCCATATCAGCAATTTCTCTTTTTGAAAAACTTAATAACTTTTTATTTGGGTCTATATAACTGGTGTCAAATTTTAATTCTGTGCTTACAATTCTCTTAAATTCGGCAATATCGAATTTCTCTTTAGTAAGCGTTTGAGACAGAGCAGTTGCAATTGCTGAATTAAAAGTTTGAAATTGAGATTTTGTGTCATCAGATAAAACTTCGGGATTTATATTAGCAGTTTTCTTTGCTTTTGATATTCTTGCCATTATTTTATTTTTCACCACCTTTTTGTTTGAAATTTTTAATCTTTGGGGTTTTATTATTGATTATTTGTTTTTAATTTATTTTATTTAGTATCGGGATTGAGGTATTGTTGGTCTGCGAGAGAGAGAAGAATAATCGAGAGTAGATTGAGGTTTGGGCTTGTTTAATTTCTGTTCTAACTGCACACATACCCATATATTATACTGGAGTGACGAAAAACGGTCTTTCCGCATACCTGATTTTTCTTTTACTTTTATATTTACACCTTTAACCTCTGATTCAAGATTTATTAATTCATTTACTAATAGTGTTGTATTTATATATGGTAATAATAATTTGCTTTTTTCATTAGCAGATAATGATTGATAACCTCGATAATCTTGTAATATTTCTTCTGCTTCAAATTCTGAAATTAATAAATTAATTTTTCCTTGTCTAAACTGTTCTCTTAATAACAGCGTCATATCATTATTAAGTTGCGCTGTTGCATTAATAGCCCAAATAACTTTAGGAGCATTTTTTTCATTACATCGTTCAGCTAATACAGAATCATTACAGCATGATAATGGCGGGTATGTAATTCCAAATTCATTATCATATATATCACGACATAAAGCATCATAAATAGAAATACCCACACCTCTGGTATCCAAAACTAAATCGGTACAATGATATTGAGAAAATAATCTTCTTACAATCAATGCTAAATCATCGCTATGCAATCCCTCATGATTCTCTGTATATATTATATTACTAATATATTTATTATCATAAGATGGCAAAGCACTATTTATAAAAATTGCAGCAGCATCATTATCGTGTTTTGTAGAAGCTAATAAAGCAACATCTACTGACATTATTCGCCTTTCATTATGAGCAAGCTCAGGAATTTTCATTTTTTTATCCGATATTCCATTTACATAATTGGGTGGGAAAACTGCCGTTTTTAGTTTCCTGTTTTTTGCCACATCATCATAAACAAATAAATTACCTTCATCTGTTCCTTGAAAGAGGCATGACATTTCCATTACCCAGCTTATTTCGTTAAAATCGGACTCGCTCATTTCATCAGCAACTTGTTCTGCCGATAATAAGTTTTCTTTTATTGCAAGTTGATATGGTAATCCGCATACGAAATAGCGTTTTTCATCATTTACCATATTAGCACAATAAGCCTTAACCTTTTCATAAGACCAATGTGATTTGAACCAAGCTGAACTAAGATAAAATTCTTTGTTTCTTTCTGCAAGATGGGCATATTTAGGATTATTCAAATACTTAGGCTGTCTTGGTGCAGTATTGAATTTACGAATTACCTTATTGATAATATCTAAATCAACCATGCGAAATTCGTCAACGATAATTATATTCAATTAGTTATTATCCGTAGGCTTTTTATCCTACGCTCTGGAAGTTTCCTTCATTTTCATTAATTGGTCAATTCCAATTCAGTTTAGCATACATTTTCATCTACGACTTTACGTTTAGACGGTGGGGACTCGTGGGAAGATTATATTTATTCACTTCCTATGCGTTACGATACTAGTGTAGCCTTTCGCAATCTATCCAGTTATCTCGGTATTAGCAGTTAAGCGTTCACCGATATTCTCCACTTATTGCCCAATTATTTCTAATTGGCGAAGCCATATTCACAACTTCTGTTAGAACGTGCGTTATCGTTGGCTGTAACAACTTTTATTCTTGAGCCATTCTTAAATTCAATATAAGCATCTTGTCCTTTAGTTGAATAATCTTTTATTTCTAATCGCAGATTTGCCGAATTTGGCATAAGTATGGTTGTAATTTTTTCCAATACATTTATACTTTGAGAACGTGCTTTTGCACAAACACAAATTTGAGTATCAGGATAAAGAATACATCTACAACAAGCAAATATAGCTATTAAAAAGGTTTTTCCTTGACCTCGGCTGGCGATGTAGCATAAATAATTACTCCAAAACATCATAAAGAGCAAAATCTTTTGAAAAAGCTTCAAATTAATATTTAAATAATCAGCACAAAATCTATGGGGGTTTGCCCTATAATATGAACACCATATATTTACGCCATTCATAATTCGTTGTGCTTTATCATTTGCAAGTTCTTTATCAGTCTTTTTAACATTATTAACTGTCATTGTCATCATCCTTATTCAATTTAAGACTAAAGACAGCATCAAATAATGCTTCGTCATCACCCTCATATTCGGGCTTTTCAACGTGATATTTTTCCATCTCTTCATCATACATACGAGAGTAAGAATTTTTAATACCCATCATTTTACACAAATGACCAAGAAAATAAATATGTATATACCTGACTATACCATCAACATCTTTCCATTCGGGGTCAGGTTCAGAAATCGGCTTTTCATTCTCCCATTTTTTTATGAGAGTTCCAAATGTATTTTGGTCTGCAAGAGCGTTTTCATTAGTTTGACAAGGTTTAAGGTTTGCTGTACCAAGTAGATTCTGAAAAGAATCCATAGCATCTTTTACCTTGCCACCTGTTTGCTGTGCTATTTGAATATTTAATTGTGCAATGCACAGATTTTTGAATACCTCTTCTTGAGATTTAGTACGACATTCGTGCCGATGTGTCCAATCATCATATTGGTCTTGAAGAAATCTATATTGCTCTGGAGTGTAACCCAATCCAAAGAAATTTATAGTTTTTTTAGCGACCTTAAGTTCTCCACTATTTCTTGCTTCATTAATATCATCAGTAGAATCAAGAGTTACACTTTCTCTATCCCTAATAGTATCAATATAACATTTATCTTGTGTTCGATACTGTGGCAAATTCATTTTCGACGGATACGCACAGACTCTTGATCTATCCGCAGAAATCTTTCTTGTTGCTGCAAAAATCTCATCAGAATAATACCAATCAAAAAGTTGGCATATTCTGTTCATTGCCTTTTCTTCATTTCCGCTAAATAAATCTACAAGATTGTAATAATATTTATCAGTACATTTTTTACAAATATGTACATACCCGTTATTATTTGCGAAAAGAGGTGACAATGACTTGCAGAAGTTACTATCTTGTTTTTTATACGCTTTACCACAGGCACAACAATAATATTCACGTTGCGTGTCTTCGTCTGCACGGAGTTTTTCTATTTTAACATTTTTATCAAATACAGTTTTGCCTTCAGATGCCCTTTTTGTAGCCTTTACATTACCAGCGTTACTTCTTTTTGCCATTATCTCACCACCTTAATTTTCAATATATTTCCAATTCATATTAGCTACTGACAAAGTTGTTCTGCCCTTTAAATAAGCAGACAAATAACCACGTTTAATATTATATTTATTTTCTGCATCTCTAAAACAGTCAAATACTTCATTGGTATCTACACATAGTACCCTAATGTGATTACTTGCAGTATGGTCATAGTTACATAATCCAATTTCATTTGCTTTTGTTAAATGTCTTCTAACTGTACCTTTATTGAATCCTGTAATATTACAAATTTCCATTATTTTATATCCTTGATTCCAAAGTTCTGTAATTTTAATCACATCTGATATAAGAGATTTCCTATAACATTCTACCCAGTCTACATTCTCAAATGAGTATAAATTAGATAGGTCGCTATTTATAATCGCGTCTTTTAATTGATTAAAACCACTTTCTTTTGAATCAATTTGTATGTAATAGTCAACTCCTTGCGATAAAGCATATTCTTTTTTCAGTTTATCATTTTGTATTTCTTCTTCAAGTGTTCTACCACCACAAGTTTCAAATGATTTTTCGCTGTGTTGTTTACCTTGAATCTCACATATCCAAGTAACACCGTTAATACTACCATAAAAATCATATCTAAAAGAATAATTCCCATTTAAGTGTTTCTCGGTTTCAATATTCTCATCTAAAGATTTCATAACTTGATAAAAATATTTTTCTCCAAGACTATTTCCATCTTGACATTTACATTTAAGACCACGCTTATTTACCATAGTAATAGTTTTATTTTTAATTACTTGATGACAACAAGGGCATATAAAATCCGTCTTTGCTCTGCTATTGATAGTATATTTATCATTATCCGACTTATCTTTTAAACATTCATATAATACTGGGTTTGCTGTTTTTATATCATTTATCCCATATTTAATATTTTCTTTACCATTATTACAAATAGGACACTTATAAGTACATTCTAATAGCATTTGTACCCTAATTCTTGAGTGATGCCCACATTCTTTACAAGTACAAGATA